CGTGAGACCGCCTGTTGCATATACTGCATGCAGGTAGGCTCGATCGCGATAACCCGTGGAGTGCTTGCTGTCTTAGGGACAAGAACGACCTTAACAGGCCGCTCGTCCCGGGGTGACAACCAGTTCACATCATCCAGAGCGTAAGCGTGACGCCAATTGGGAAGAGCATAGTCCCCGTATGGGAAGAGCTCTTCCAGTCGTTCCGTCCATTCAGACTGACGGAACTTCTGGTTACCCGAAAGGCGATCTGCCGTAGCTCCTGGACCGTGGGCTGGAGTTAGACCACCTTCATAGATGATCGCATCCAACTGCGTTAGCGCAGGGCCAAACACGGTCTGGAAGACCTTCTTCAACGGGAGGATATCCCTGTTGTAGAAGTTGGGGCGCTGAGAAAGGCGCTCCATGACTTCCTTGATCTGGTTGTCAGTTTCCACGTACTGATCGAGAGCGGCCTGATTTCGGGCCGGCGAGCACTCCTGCTCGACTTTTCCAAACATCAGCGTAAGCTGACGGATGGAACGAACCAGGTAAGCGGTTTCTTCAACCGAAGGCCTGATATCGTCATCTCGATCAGTGGAGGGAAAGAAAGAATCCCTCTTGTGGATCAGCAACCCGCTGCCCACATGGAACAACTTGCTCATGAACCCGCTAAGAAAAACGGGCATCTGAGCAGTCCGATATTCACCCTCGAAGACCTCATCCTCCGCGCGGTGTGCGTTTACACGCACGACCTCACGAAGGAAGGCCTCAGCCTGCTGGCCACGGACTCCAGAGGAGCCCTTACCAGCGAGGAATTCGTTCTGGGTAAAATCGGCAGGGAAATCTTCGAGGATCGCCTCGATGTCTGGAGAGATAAGCATGGGATCAAATCCCATCAATCCAGGCTTAATCTTGGCGTAACCCACGAATAGCCCTTCGACGATCGCTCCGATAGCGAGTGCTCGCTCGAAGTCCTTACCGAATTTCGGCAAGGTGATGTCGAAGAAGGCATCCCCTTCGTGTTCCATGCGCCGAGCGACGATGTCAATGTCGCCGGCGATGCTGACTGAGCATCTAGTCCCCAGTTCAACGAGGACCTGTTGCCAGAGCTCGAAACGTGTCTTCATCCATCTCCCCTTTCAGAGGTGGTATGGACTCACATGCGATTTGCATGCAGAGCTTTCTGCAGGGGCAGGGGGTTCATATCCCCCCACCCTGGAAGTCCTAGGACTCGCCGCCGACAATCTTGTCGGAAACACCGGCGGTACCAAGGAAATCCGTGAGCGCCTTAAGGAGATCCTTGATCTCAGTGTTGCTGAAACCGACCTTAGGGTGGTCGATGACAACATACGCACTCATGGAGTACTGACGGTTAACCCCGCTAACGAGGGGGTCGGCCGCAGTCTTGGTACTGTCCAGGCGGACATTGCGACGGTTGCGCGACTTAAGGTCGTGCGAGACAGTGAGGACGTAGTCACCCGTTGAGGTGGCGAAAACGCCCTTCCTGTCGCCCGAAGCAACGCGAGGCAGCGACTTAGCTGCACCCGCTACCGTCACGGACTGAGGCTCTGCAAACATGCGAGAGCTCCGATCTGGGCCTTTTGGCCCGTTGAGGTGTTCACCGCATCTGGATTGACACGGCTACTAGCGTGACGTCCGGCTAATGCCGAGCGCCGCCACGATAGCCGCCCGGCGGGGAGAATTTACCCCGCCAGAGAGGCCGAACCCAAAGGGTGCAGCTGGAACACGCGTCAAGCTCGTGAAAGCGAACTCTAGCGTGCCGGAGTACAACTTCCATTCATTCATCGAGCCGAAAGGCCGAATCGGAATGGAAAAGTCGTACGTGATCGTCCTTCGACTACGTGAAGTTATGTAGCCGTATTTCAGGGCGACCCCGTCTGATGCGAAAGCATTGAGATTCGTCATAACGTCTCCCATGTTTCCGTACCAGTCGGCCATCCAGCTGAAAGGGACAGCGTTCCAAGCAGTGTCGATGCCCGGCTTGATACCGTAAACGGCGTCAAGCTGAGC